ATGAGCGAACTAACACTTCCCAAACAGGTGGTTAAAGCTGCCCGCAAATCACCTAAGAACATGATCATCTATGGTCCACCGAAGATCGGTAAGACCACTGCTCTCTCACAGCTTGAGGATTGTCTCATCATTGACCTTGAGGACGGGTCAGACATGGTGGACGCACTCAAGATCAAAGTCAACAACCTCGCTGAGTTGGCACAAGTGGGTAAAGCAATTATAAGCGAGGGAAAGCCGTACAAGTACATTGCCATCGACACGGTTACTCAACTGGAGGTATGGTGCGAACAGGACGCTAAGGCCATGTATCGTGCTACCCCCATGGGTAAGAACTTCGACAAGGACAACAAGGGGTTGTCTGTGCTCACACTGCCCAATGGCGCAGGCTACAACTACTTGCGACAGTCTTTCCAAAAATGGTTCCGTAACCTCAACAAGCTGGCTGACCACGTCATCTTCGTGGGTCACTTGAAGGACAAGTATCTCACGAAGAACGGCAAAGAGGTCAAGGCTAATGACCTGTCCTTGACTGGCAAGCTGCGTGAGATTGCATGTGCAAACTCTGACGCTATTGGCTATGTGTACAGAGGTGAGGGACAAACCAGAATCTCTTTTGATTCTACTAACGACGACACAGCTGGCTCCCGCTGTGAACATCTACGAGGACTAGATGGTGAACTTGATTGGAGCAAAATTTTCATCGATTAAACACAACGACATGTCTTTTGACGCAAGAGTAGACGCTACCCCTGAGGTAGCACAGGAAGAAACACCACAGGTGTTGACAATCTCTCAGCTCGTTAGCCACATCAAGGATGATGGTATGAGCCGTGACGAGATTCGTAAGAAGTATGGTATGACTATCGCTGAGGCGAAGGAGATCTTCTCCCACCCAAAGCTCAAAGGTATTCGTATCAAGAGACAACGAGTGATGCGCATTCAGCTCATCGACGACACCGCCCCACAACAAATGACACTGCAGCAGGGCATTGCAGAAGCAGGACCACACGAAGATAATCAAGACGAAATCCAAGACTAATGGCTATTGCATCTAACGATTCCAGCGTAGAAGTTGGAGGTGGGGGTATACCCCTGTACTGTGGCGTTGCTACAGTAAACGTCATTGCTGTGAACCCTACACTCGGTGAGCTGCACGCACTCGGCATCAATGTCAAGAGCGAGCAGAACTACACTGGGATAATAATGGGCGAGCGTGTTCTCAACAAGCTGACCTTCTGGGTCAACAACAAGGAACATGAGTTCACCACACGCTTTGACATTCTTGTTCAACCTGAAGAGCGTCCCGAGTCTCGCACTGGGAAGTTCCAATGGATCAACAAGTTTGGTCAGACTGCGTGGGGTAAAGAGAACCCATCGTCTATGTACGAGTGGTTCAAGAACGAGGGTGTCCGTCGCTCCTATGTGGGTGAGGAGATGCTTATCGACTTCATGCGTGCATGGGCTAACGTCGGTCGTGATGGTGAGTGTGCCATCGATGACATCAAGGCGGTGACCAGCGGTAATGTAACTGAGCTCAAGCAGTATGTCACTGCGCTCAAGGACAACCGTCTGCGTCTCTTGATGGGCGTCAAGGATGACAAGTACCAGACTGTGTACACCAAGCACTTTGGTCGTGAGAAGCCACGTCGTGATGACTTGTTCGTCAAGGCACTCAACGAGGACTATGGCGACTTCCGTGCTGACTACGATCCCAATGATCTGACGCTCAAGCGTTACGAGCCTGGTGTTGTTCAGCCCACTGAGGTTGCTAGTGCTGAAGCACCAGCAGCTGACGTGTCTGCTGATTGGTTGTAAGTTAAAAGGGCTGGGCTATCTTTATAGTCCGGCCCTACACTTACCATGATCCAAGCACGTAATAGTAACGAGTACCTGAGCAAAGAGAACCTACTGAACAAAGTATCTGAGTACCAGATATTCAAATACTTTTGTAGGAACTTCAAGGAGTTGAATACCAAGTTCCGCAGTGATCTACGAGAGGACAAGTCACCCACAGTTAGCATAGCCCTGATCGGTCAGAGCTTACGCTACAAAGACTTTGGTTACCCTGACCACTCGTTTAACTGCTTCGATTACGTGGCATACAAATACAATACAGATTTCTATGGAGCACTTATACACATTGATAGCTGCTTTGGGTTGGGCCTGCATACTGGTGTACGTGTTAAAGGGCTTGTACCACAGGTGGCAGAACCAATACTCAGAGAAAAGAAACGGTCGGAGATACAAGTAAGGGTAAGGGATTGGGATAGCAGAGATGCAGCCTACTGGAAGCAGTTTGGTATCAGTAAAAAATTATTGCGTATCTTTGATGTTCAACCCATTACACACTACTGGATCAATGAACAACGTTTTTCGTGTGATAGTATCAGCTATCGTTACCGCTTTGACTGCGGTTATAAGATTTACCGTCCGCTTGAAAGAGATTTTAAATGGAGTTCTAACGTGGGGATGGAATGTCTGCAAGGCTATCGGCAGCTACCTGAACGTGGTAAGACTCTGGTTCTCACAAGCTCGCTCAAGGATATCATGTGCTTGGCGGTGCTTGACTACCCATCCATTGCTTTACAATCAGAAATGCTTGTGCCAGGGCAAGGCACCATCGAAGAGGCGCAAGCGCGCTTCGAAGAAGTGATTGTCCTGTATGACAACGACTTTGACAACCCTCGTAACCCTGGCCAGACAATGGCCGTTAAGATCTGCGAGAAGTATGGACTTGACAATATAGTCATACCTTCGTATTATAGATCAAAGGATATCTCTGATCTAATAAAGGATCACGGGTTACAAGAAGCAAAGCATGTCATCACGAGGAAAGAGAACAGGCGCACGTACATCAAGAAAAAAAGTACGGAACGCCAAGAGTAAAGAAGTAGACGGTATTAAGTTTAGATCCCAGCTTGAAGCTCACTGCTACAGGCAACTCAGGGATGCTGGTATCAAGTCAGACTATGAGAAGAAGAAGTATGTTCTCATGGAAGGCTTTCACTACAGCAACGAGTCCTATGAGGACAATGGCAAGACAGGGTATCAGGACAAACAGAAGTACAAAGTCCGTGATATCACATACACTCCTGACTTCGTAGACCCCAATGGTAAATGGGTCATCGAGTGTAAAGGCTACGCAAATGAACGCTTCCCGCTCAAGTGGAAGATGTTCAAGAAACTGTTGATGGAACAAGAGGACCCTCCCGTGTTGTTTGTGCCTCGCAACCAGAAGCAGAACATCGAAACAGTAAACAAAATTCTAGAACTGATAGCCCCTACTAAATAGGGGCTATTTTATTATGAGCATCAAGACAATTGGTAAGGCAGTGCAGAGTAACTCGGCTGGCTTACAGAAGCGGATCAACAAGTCCGCTGAGAAACTTGTCTTTGACGTTCTTCAATCCTCACAATACTCTACACCTATCGCTTCAACCGTCCGTGAGCTGGTAACTAATGCCTGCGATTCACAACGTGAGAAAGAGATTGCGTTGGAGATATTGTCTGGCAAGAAGAAGGTTGAAGACTACTACATCACCAGGCATGAAGACGAATACAAAGACTCGAACTTCGACAGGACTTACTATGATTCTGAGTATCTTAGCGATAGTAACAACAGAGTTACAGTTAGATACAAAGAGAATGACGGTACTGGCTATTGTGATGTTTTTAGTGTTACTGACTACGGCGTGGGTATCGGCGAGTCGAGACTCGAAGGCTACCTCGAACTGGGATTCTCAACTAAGAGGAACACAGCAGAAAACTTCGGAGCCTTTGGACTAGGAGCTAAGGTCCCGCTCTCGACAGGCGTCGACTTCTACACTGTAGAGACAGCACACAACGGTAAGCTGTTCAAGATGAACTGCTTTGCCTACAAGACGGACTTCCTGATTGGGAAGTTCCAGGCCGATGGTCACATTACATTCAGTGATGGGACACAGGTCAACTACATAAGTACAAACGAACCCAACTTCACCAAGATATCCTTCGGTGTCAAGCGGCACAACCGCACAAAGTTTGTAGATGCAGTACAGGATCAGCTGAACTACATCGACAACGTTGACATGAAGTATGTCTATGAAGATGGTAATGAGATGGATAGGAGTGTTCGGAGTGATGTCCTCTACACCTCCGACAACCTGATCATCTCAGATACTTGGGCTTGGAGAAGGCCCCACATTGTCATGGTTAAATCCCAAGGAGCCACTACGGGAATCAACTATGGTTTTGTGGACTTCCGTGAGCTCGAGATGGAGCAGCTATGGGGTGCAGTGGGCATCAAATGTCCAGCACGTCAGGCTTATCTAGATGATGAGGGTAATGAAGTCGTCATTCAGGATGGCGTCGAAGTTACTCCATCGCGTGAGAAAGTAATATGGAACGAGCACACCAAGAGATACATTCAAGGCGCTATTGAGAGGGCAGCTCAAGACGCAGCGAATGTGATTGGTGAGCAATTAGACGAAGATGATTTTCTTACCTGGGTTAAGAAGTGCAGTGAGGTGATCTACAAGAACACCGGTAACGACAGTGTGCTTCGACAGCTGGGTGAGATGGTAGACAGAGAAAGTATCAAACCTAGGTTTGGTGATACGGACATAACCTTTGCCGCCCCTGGTGGTATCCTGAAAGGTTTCAAGGTTCGTAACGTCAGCAAAGGTTACAAGGACGGCAAAATTCAAGTAATCAGGGAAGACGTAGGTTGGGGCCAGGTCAACTGGGACAACCTATACTTCGTCAAAGGCAACCCTTCCGCGCGTAAGGACCGATACCTTATGCAGAATGGAACCCTTACTCTCATTACAGAACATCAGATGACTAACCTGATGAATGACCCTAAGGTGCAAGCAAAGATTGACTCCATCAATCTCCATCGTGTATCTAACTGGGCTCTCATTGAGGATTCGCCTGTGGTGAGGTTCGACTATGACGAGATAGAAGTACCGGCTGACTTCGAAGAAGTACTCGCTAAAGTTGAGGAACAAGAAGAACTGAGAAACAGATACCGCTTCATGACACCAGAGGAACGCCGTAGCCTAGCTAACGAGGTCGTCCTTTACACCTTGCGACGTCCGCATGCTGGTGACAGAAGATGGTGTCATAACCTCACAGACTGGACATGGGACAAGGTTGAAGCACCACTGCAGTTGATTCAGGACACTGACATAGAAACGTACTATGGCACCAGTGAAGATGAAGCTATGCTGAAGTTGGCTGCTACTATCTGCGCTCCTACAGTTCCTGACTGGAGAGATGTGTATCCCACACTATCACTTTACCACCCGTTCTCAAACACGGATACCAATATGGCTAACGAGAACCCTGTGTTCACAGAGTTCAAGCCACATCGGTTCCGCAATGATTACAATGGTAAGTGGATGGGGGAGACAGATGTGGAACCTGCCAAAGTCACAGACATACAGCTGTTCAAAGTATCAGCTGCATTGTCTAAGAAGATGGTAGGTGACAACATCAAACACATCAGTGAATTCTTTTCCGTCCTACATGAAAACAAATGGAGTATGCATAGTAAAGTTCGAGAGTGGGCAACAGGATGTATGTTGCCTCATGTACCAACCTGGTTTGAAAGGTTGAAAGAGCTAGATCCTAAGTACAATGATGTGCTGGATAAGCTTCGGCCGTACGACAAGTACCGTCACCACAGTAGATACTGGAACCACAACGATGATGAATTCAAAGAGATCATTGATCTCATGAAGAAGATGCACCAGCTGCAGACCTTCATGCTCGATGATCACGATGATGAAGCCGTTGCCCAGAAGTCTATGGAGCTGTTTAAGGTGGCGGATGCAGATTGTACGATTGCTGAAGATGATATCCACATACTCGGTCAGTACTTGGACGAGTTCCTTGAGCCACTATATCCACTCTTCGAACGCATCAATTTCCCTTATCGTAGTGACAATGACATCGACGATAAGTTCTGGAAGGAGATACGTGCATACCTTGAGATGAAAGACAGACACAATTTCGAACCACCATTATGATCTCTATTAACGTTATAGGTGACATGATATCCGGTAGCTACGGCAACACCCCGTTCTCTCGTACATACGAGAAGGATATCTATGAGCAGATGTTGGAGCTTGCTAACAAAGCAGACGACGCTGCTACGGTGGAAGAATACAATGGCATACTCTCTGAGTTTGCATTGTTAACTACAGAGGATCTGACTACAAGACATGAAATAGCTGACCTTGCTGGCGGCATGTACATGTCAAAAGATCCTGCTGGTAGGTATTTCATGGAGTATGAAGATGGTGATGTCATCGACACCCCGCTTCCTGAGTCTCTGGTAAATAGAATACTAGATTCTTTCGATGCAACAGGTGTTGATACCACACCACTCGCCAAACTCTGGTTGAGATGGCTACGTAATCCTATACTTCGCAAGAAGTCAAAGGAGGGCAAAGGTGAAGAGTTCACCAAGCGCTTCTTTGAATTTATCGACATGAAGTACGTGCACCCACGACTCAAGATTGAGTACATGGAGGAGC